GGTAACGCGCGACCCCGACGCATTCTTTGGGATAGAATTTCCAGAAATATATATCCTAAAGGATAGGTATTTTGGGCGAAAATTTACACTTTAAAATTGAATTTGCTTTATCTGATCAAAAATTTAATAATATATAAACAAACAATATTGAGGAAATTATGGCTTCACCAAGCTATGAAACCGCGAGAACGCGAAAATTGCAAATCGAAACCGCGTTGGCCGAGATGGAATTGGCGAAGGCTCGGCGTGAATATGTTGCGGCCTCAGACGTTCAACACGTTTGGGCCGATGTTTTGGCGAATATGAAATCGAGGCTCTTATCGATGCCGACGATTCTTGCGCCGATGTTAGTGAAGCAAACCGAAATCGGCGAGATAAAAGACATCATCGATCGATCGGTTCGTGATTGTTTAGAGGAACTTTTGACCTATGATCCGAAAATCGATGTCGCACCCGATGATGGTGGAAGCGATGAAAGAGGTGGCGAGGGGGGCGATTCAAACGCTAAAGCCACCGCCGCGCCTAAGCGTCAGCGAGTGGGCCGACCTCGAAAGGCGGCTATCGTCTGAGGCATCGGCGGCACCTGGTCGATGGTATACCGAGCGCACCGAGTATTTACGGGGCATCATGGATGCGGCCAGTGATCCATCGGTGAATGAAATCGTTGTTCAAGCGGGGGCGCAACTCGGGAAAACCGAGGTTTTGCTAAATGTGATCGGCTTTCACATTGCAAACGACCCCGCGCCGATCTTGGTTGTTCAGCCAACCGGTCACAAAGGCATGGCCGAAACCTTTTCGAAAGATCGTCTCGCGCCGATGTTGCGCGATACACCTTGCCTAAAAGGGAAAGTGAAAGACCCTCGATCGAGAGACAGCGGCAACACAACTTTGCAAAAGAATTTTCCTGGCGGTCGGATTTCGATGATCGGCGCGAACTCACCGGCGCAACTTGCCTCGAGGCCGATCCGAATTGTTTTGCTCGATGAAACCGATCGCTTTCCGGCATCATCCGGAAGCGAGGGCGATCCGATTGAATTGGCTCGCAAACGATCCGCGACATTTTGGAACCGCAAGATTTTGATGGTATCGACGCCAACCAACAAAGGCTCATCGATCATCGAGGAAAGATATTTGCAAAGCGATCAGCGGCGGTTCTTTGCTCGATGCCCTCATTGCGATGAGGCTCAAATCTTAGAATGGCGAAACGTGCAATGGCAAAAAGATCGACCGGAAACCGCCGGTTATGTTTGCGATGGTTGCGGGGTTTTTTGGTCGGATGCGGAGAAAAACAAAGCCGTTCGGAATGGCTATTGGGAAGCGAGCCAAAATTTTCATGGCATTGCCGGTTTTCAGATTTCCGGAATCTATTCGCCTTGGATTTCGCTCGAGGATGCGGTTCGAGATTTCTTGAAGGCTAAGAAATTGCCGGAAATGCTCAAGGTTTGGACAAACACATATCTCGGCGAAACCTTTGAGATACAAGGCGATGGCATCGATGAGGATGACATTCCTGGCAAGGATTCATTCGATAAAGAGTTTTTGCCGGATGAATGCGTTCTAATCACCGCCGGAATCGATACACAAGACGATCGTCTTGAAATTGAAATTGTCGGATGGGGCCGAGATCAAGAAAGTTGGTCGCTAGATTATCGGACAATTTACGGCGACCCATCCTCGCCTCAAGTTTGGGGCCAACTCGATGCGGTTTTGTCGGAAACGTGGGATCATCCTCGAGGGATTGAGATGCCTATTCGGTGCGCGTGTATTGACTCGGGGGGGCATCACACAAACGCGGTTTATGTTTTTGTGAAGCCTCGAGAGGGGCGAAGAATCTTTGCGATCAAGGGTGTCGGGGGCGAGGGGAAGCCACAGGTAGGAAAACCCTCGAAAAACAATCGGCAATCTGTTAGACTGTTTCCAGTGGGTGTTGATGGGATCAAGGAATTGGTTTATTCGAGATTGAAAATTCGAGAGCCAGGGCCAGGATATTGTCACTTTCCCGAGGGGCGGGGTGATGAATACTTTTTGCAGCTAACAGCGGAAAAGATGGTCACTCGGTTCAAAAAAGGTTATAAGAGGCGGGAATGGGTGCAAACCCGACCCCGAAATGAGGCTCTTGATTGTCGCGTTTATGCGATTGCGGCGTTGGCGATCATGAATCTAAATTTGAATAGTTTGGCAAATCGTTTCGCAAAGGCGGCACAAAGTGAGGATGATGAGCCAGAAATAAAAGCCGAGGTCGCGGAAAAGGTGTCGCGGCCATCACAAAGACCGATGAGGCGTCCAGGCAGCGGCAACTTTGTGAACTCTTGGAGATGATATAAATGGCGAATTTATTCGATGCCGCAAATGCCCCAACAACTGAGCCGCTCGAAATTGTTGTTGGTGATTTCATTCAATGGAAAAGAACCGATCTCGGGGTCGATTATCCAAACAATCTTTACACCGCGACATATATCGCGCGAATAACCGGCGGCGGATCGAGCGAAATCCAACTTGTCGGAACCGCATCCGGCGATGATTATTTATTCACTGCGGATTCGGCAACCTCGGCGGCATTCAACGCGGGTTATTATCATTGGCAACTCGAGATTCTTAGGAACTCGGATTCCGAGCGAGTGGTGGTCGATCGAGGCACGTTCGAGGCGATTGTTGATCTTGATGTCAACAATGTTGATCCGAGAACCCATGCCGAAATCATGGTTGATAAAATCGAGTCGCTTTTGCAAAATCGCGCCGATGCCGATGTTTCGAATTATTCAATCAATGGCCGCTCTTTGGTGAAATTGTCGATCGATGATCTTTTGAAATGGCGAGATTATTATCGAAATGAATTGACGATGGAAAAGCGAAAAGAGCGGGTGCGTCGAGGCAAATCGACCGGCGCGACGATCAAGGCGAGGTTTTAAAAGATGGGTGTTTTTGATTTCCTAAAAAGAGATGCAAAGCCGGTCAAACGGCGCTCATTTAAAGCCGCTCAAACCGGTCGTTTATTCTCTGATTTTGTGGCATCGACAAAATCCGCCGACGCGGAAATTCGACCGGCTTTAAAATCAATTCGCCATCGATGCCGCGATCTTGCAAGAAATGATGAATATGCGCGGCGGTTTTTGACATTGATCAAAACGAATGTGGTCGGTGATAAAGGCGTCAATTTGCAAGTGAAGGCAAAGAATGCTGATGGCACGTTTGATTCGCCAGGCAATGCAATCATCGAGAACGCATTCAAGGCGTGGACTCGAAAAGGCGTTTGCACTGTTGATGGTCGGTTTTCTTGGAAAGACGCGCAACGTTTTGCGGCGGAAGCATTGGCGAGAGATGGCGAATTGTTGGTTCGTTTGGTGACATATCCAGGAAATCAATTCAATTTTGCGATCGAGTTTCTCGAGGTTGATTTACTCGATGAAGATCAGAATGAAGATTTGCCGAATGGCAACAAGATCCGAATGGGCATCGAGATCGATCAATTCCATCGGCCAGTCGCTTATCATCTCTTGGCCTCTCATCCTGGAGATGCGGAATATGCGACAACTTTAGCGAAAAAGAGGACTCGGATTCCGGCGGAAAAAATGCTTCACATTTATGCACCGGATCGAGCGCAGCAAACGCGCGGGGTGCCTTGGATGGCGGCGGCGGTTGCACCTCTCAAGCAACTCAACGGCATGAGAGAGGCGGTTTTAGTGGCCGAGAGGGTTTCGGCCTCTAAAATGGGTTTCTTTACCACACCCACCGGCGATGAGTTCGTCGGCGATGATATAGAAAATACCTACACGCCAATAATTGAGGCCGATCCAGGAACGTTTCACCAACTCGGGCCAGGACAAGATTTCAAGACGTTTGATCCATCAACCGGATCGAATAACTTTGCCGATTTTGAAAAGGCGGTTTTGCGGGGCATCGCCTCGGCATTGGGTGTTTCTTATGCCTCGATTTCGAATGATTTGACGCAAACCTCTTATTCCTCGATCCGCCAAGGCGCTCTCGAGGATCGTGATTTCTACAAAGTTTTGCATGATTTTATGATCGAGCATTTCGTTCAACCGATCTTTCGGGCTTGGTTGATGGCCGCAATGGACAATGGCGCGATCCCAATTCCGCCAGTTCGGTTTGATAAATTCGCCGACAATGTTGAATTTAGAGCGCGGGGTTTTGCTTGGGTTGATCCTCAACGTGAAATGAATGCGGCGGTGATTGGCTTAAATTCCGGCATTCTATCGATGCAAGATGTTGCGAACCAATATGGCCGAGACATTGAGGATGTGATGGATCAAATCGTTCTCGAGAAACAAATGGCGAGCGAGCGCGATATTGATCTCGCATTCCAACCGTTCGGCGGCGGTCAATCTGGATATGGGCCGATGAAATTCACGGCTCAACCGATCGAGGATGAGGAACCCACCGATGGCAACTGATTTCCCGAAAAAAGGCGATGATCTTAAAATTTCTTTGAGAAACTCGAATTATCCTCAATTCGACAGGGATTTCGCCGAGAACATCAAAGAATTTAACCCCGACATATGGGGAGCCGGTGGAAATATTCGCGGCAATGAGGCTTTCACCCTATGGGGCCGAGCGCGTGATGGTTCCGAAACCGAGGGCGTTTTGAGTTGGATCAAAGAGCGAGAGGCATGGGCGGCGCGACATTTTGGCGATGGTGAACAATTCGCCGATGGTGATCTCGAGCCAAACCTCTCGAATGTTGGCGGGGTTGTTGCCCAAATAAAATGGGGCGTGATCGGCAACCTCGGTGAACAGGGGATGAAAGATGTGATCCTCGAGTTGACGAAAAAGCTCGAGGGCAAGAAAGATCGGGCGATCGAGGATTTGACAGACACGGCGCGGAAAAGCCTCGAGAATAAAGTTTCGGAACACAATGAGGAATATGGTGATGATCCAACCAAGCGAGCAACGCTTGGAATGTTGGCCGAATCCTTTTTAAGAGGTATCGGCGCATACAAGACAAATCCAGGCTCGGTTCGGCCTGGTGTGGCATCACCGGAGCAATGGGCTTTTGCCAGAGTCAATTCTCTGCTATTCTGTTTGCGAAACGGAAGATTTCAAGGCGGCAAGCACGACACCGATCTTTTGCCGGAAGGACATCCGGAATCAACGAAGGATCAAGATGAGGAAAGAGAAATGGATGATCAGCGTCATATAAAAGGCATCACCGAAACTGATGAATCAATTTTCGTTGAGTTCGGCAAATCAACTGAAACTGAGGTCGAGGCCGATGTCGAGGTTGATGTTGAAAACGGATACAAACCCGATGATGAGGAACGCAAGGCACCGGCAGAATTGGAGACTCGAAAGTTTTCAACTCGAATGGATGCAGAAATGGATTCTGAGGATGATCGCAGAGTTTCCATTTCAATTTCAAGTGAGGCACGGGTCGATCGCTCATTCGGCGTCGAAATCCTAGATCACAACGATCGATCAATCGATCTTTCATTCTTAAACTCGGGCAACGCACCATTGTTGCTCGATCACGATCCCGAGCGTCAAATCGGGGTTATTGAATCTGTAAATCTCGATTCCTCGGCGCGGCGTCTCCGCGCGACGGTTCGGTTCAGCAAGGGCCAACTTGGTTCCGAGGTTTACGATGACGTTCGAAGTGGTATTCGGAACAATGTTTCAATCGGGTATCAAATCGGGCGAATGGAGCGTGACGAAAAAGCGGAAGGTGGGAACACTTATCGCGTTCGTTCGTGGAAACCTTTCGAGGCAAGCATTGTTTCAATTCCGGCGGATGACTCTGTTGGCACGAATCGCAATGCTGAAATCGAGCAAACCCCAACCCCTATTCCGGCAAAAGCCGAAAGAAAGGAACCAACCATGTCCGAACAAGACATTCAAGCGGTTGAGGCGAACGTTCGCGCAGAATACGCCAAGACTGTAAATGAAATCCTAGAATTAGGTGCATCTAAAAACAAACGTGATCTTGCCGATCAAGCCATCAAAAACGGCTTATCAGTTGAGCAATTTCGCGGAATGTTGGCAGTTGCAGCGGCAGACCAACCTTTGACCACCGCCGACGAAATCGGCATGGAAACCAAAGAGGTTCGTCGTTTCTCACTCATCAACGCAATCCGCGCGATGGCAAATCCGACAGACATCAACGCGCAACGCGCAGCACAATTTGAGTTTGAGGCTTCAGCCGAGGCACAACGCAAATTGGGTCGCGAAACACGCGGCTTGATGATTCCTGGCGATGTTTTGCGTCAATGGAACCAACGTGACATCAACACAAGCGACGATTCGGCATTGATTGCCGAGGATTTACGCACTGGTGATTTCATCGACGTTCTACGCAATGCGTCAAGCGTGATGGCAGCGGGTGCGCGTATGTTGTCCGGTCTTCAAGGTGATGTTGTTATTCCTAAGAAAACAGCCGCATCAACTGCAAACTGGATTGCCACCGAGGGCTCGGCAGCGACAGAAAGCGAGCCTACACTTGGTTCGGTTACAATGTCGATGAAAACCGTTGGCGCAACAACAGATGTCACGCGCAACATGATGCACCAATCGTCAATGGACATCGAGACATTGATCCGCGATGACCTAACACAGTCAATCGCTTCTGCGATCGATCTCGGCGCATTGGCGGGTTCTGGTTCCTCTGGTCAGCCAACAGGCATCAAGAACACATCTGGCATCAATGCACCAACCAACTTTGCAGCGGCGAACCCAACTTTCGCCGAGGTTGTAGCGATGGAAACAGCGGTTGCAGAAGACAACGCACTCGCCGGTTCTTTGGCTTATATCTTGCCCGCGGGCATGTATGGCGCATTGAAAACAACAGCGGTTGACAGCGGCTCGGGTCGTTTCGTTGCTGATGGTGGTTTGATGAATGGTTACAATGCGATCGTATCCAATCAGGCAACAGCCGGTGATCTTTATTTTGGCGATTTCAGCCAACTATTGATCGGCATGTATGGTGGCCTCGAGTTGATCGTTGATCCATACTCATCAAGCAAATCCGGCGGCGTTTCGATCACTGCATTGCAATCTTGCGATGTTGCGGTTCGTCATGCGGTTGCATTCGCCTTCAACAATGATGGTTGATAAATAAAACACAGAGAGGGGCGGCAACGCCTCTCTCGATTTATTGAGGAAATCAAATGCCATATTTAGTTTTGAAATCATGTTTTGCCGGTGGGGTTCGTAGAAGCGCGGGGGATGTCATTGATCTTGCCGCATCCGAAGCATCGGCATTGAAATCGATCGGTCGCGTTTCCGAGGTGGAAAAAAAAATTGAGCCTAAAACGGATCGGTCAGTGGGTTTGGCGAAATCATCAACGCCTAAACCAAAGACTCGCGCGAAAGCCAAGAAATAGGAATTGATTGATGGCGGTTGAATCGGCAGACGATCGAGCGATTTTTGTGGGCATTGATGATTTCGGTGTCGCGGCAACTTATACGCCAAATGGCGGATCGGCCTCAACCGTCAACGGCATTTTCGACAATGACATCGTTGAGGTTGACGCGGGCGGCAACATTCCGATGGCCGTTCGACAACCCCGATTTTTATGCCGCACAAGTGACGTTTCGAACGCCGTGGACGGTGACGCCTTGAATGTTAATTCCACCGCCTACACGATCCGCGTAGTGGATCACGATGGCACCGGAATGACGGTTCTCGCATTGGAGAAAAACTAGATGGCGCACGTTCGCAAATCCATTCGAGACAATATCGAGACAACTCTCACCGGCCTCACAACCACCGGCACGAATGTTTTCGCATCGAGGGTTTATCCAATACAAAGCGCCAGGATGCCTGGTCTTTGTGTCTACACCTCGAGCGAAACGATTGAGGCTCAAACGATTAAGCCGCCGAGAGGTCTTATTCGCTCGCTCGAGGTGTCAGTTGAGGTTTATGTTGAAAGCGCAACGGCGGATGATATTTTGGACGCGAGCGCGGCGGAAATCGAGGCGGCAATGGCAACCGATCGAACTCGGGGCGGATATTCTAAAGATACTCGCCTCATTTCGTTCGAGGCCGATTTTGCGGGTGAAGGCGAGAAACCTGTTGTGGTGGGTCGATTTATTTTCGAAATACTGTATTCTACAACGGAAGCCGATGCAGAAACGGTCTATTAAGGAAAGGGCGTAAAAATGGCAAAGAGAATAGAAGTTTATCCACCGAGCGGCGGATCGCCGGTCGAGATAAACGCAGAAGATTTAGCTTCGTTTGAGGCTAAAGGATGGAAGGCATCACCCTCATCCAAATCGAAGGCGGTGAAAGCCGCAAAACCCAAAACCCTTGAAAGTGAGGATTAAAAAATGGCTACATTTAGCGGTAGTGATGGGGTG